GGATCATCATCTTTAGGTTTCTTTGAACGAGTGGATGTAGCTTTCTTAGTTACCTCTTTAAAATCTCCAAGAGTAGCCTCTCTTGTAATAATTTCACCTGTCTCTTTATCAACAATAGATAAAACAAGTTTAGCTGATTGAATTTCCAATTCCATTATAATTCTTCTTCGTCGTCACCGTTATTGTACTTGTCAATAACTTCAAGTATCTGATTGAGGTCATTATCAATTTCCATATCCTCAAACATGTCCATTGGAGTTTTAGCAAGACACTTACCATCATTATTAGTGATTAGTTTATATTGCATCTTACCGTCATCTCCCTCTTCTACTTTAGTGCAGAAGATATAAGTAAACAATCCCTCAAGAGTTACCTTTTCAGCTAGAAGTTTTCCAACTGTCTTGATAACATATTTAGGATCAATTTCTGTTCCCACGTTTTCACTATGAGTTAAGAAACACATAGTACAATCCTCACGCATTTGTTCTGAATATCTTAAGATTTCCATAAGATGCTGAGCCAATTCACTAAACTTAGTATAACCAACCTCAGTAGCTCTATCAACAAATTCATAACTCAATATATACTGCATATCATCAAGAACAACAGTTTTAATATGAGGCATTTTAGTGTTAATAATCTTAAGAACCTTAATAATTTGCTCCCAATTAGATTGGACATAATAATTACCAGAAATTTCCTTTGTTTCTTTATTAATGTTAAATTTCTTATATTTACTCTTCCAAGCGCGGAAAGGAAGTGGTTTACCTGTAGTACTAATAATAAATGTAGTCTCAGGATTCATGTTTCTTAAACTAGTACTTTTTCCAGTACCCGATTCTCCGTAAATACACAGAGTTTCACAAGCCATACTTAAATTATCAATTTAAATTTGTTTTCTACAGTACTATCTTCTTCTATGGAAACATCTTCATCACCCTCTTTCTTTAATAAATAATCTGGGGTGAGATATTTAGTGTAATCATAAATATCATTAGGTAGTGGCAGCTCTGCCCATACATTAATTCCACCATGGAAATTAACAGCAATTTCTTTATCAGCTTCTCCAAATCTTGTTTTAAGAATTTGAATCATTCTGATATGGTCACCAAGAGTTTTAACATCATATCCTCTATGAACATTTAGTTTATCTCTATTAGGACCATATAATGCTATTACTACTTCAGCTGCATCAGTAGTATCACCAGTTTCCTTTAAATCAGAGAGCTGGATTCCAGTTCTACCTGCTTTAAATCTTTCTATATTACTTTGCTCTCTATTAATTTGCTGAATTAGTGTTGGAGATATTCCACACATATTTCTAAGTGTGATTAGATAAGCTACTGCTGTATCAATTTCTCCTTTCTTATTACGTCCATTAGAAGGTTTAAACAAACCAACGTGGTCAATAACAACTTCATACAACAAATCTGGATTATCTGGTAAATAAATCTTTCTATTCTCTGTTTCTGTAAACTTACCAAACTTTTCTAACTTTTGCATTAGAATAGCATATAGCTTGTCTGCATTAAGAGATTTATCATATATATGGATCTTCTTTTCAATTTTATTAAGCCATTCCATACTATCCATAACAATTTGATAGTCTTCATCGCTTAAAATATAATCCTTTTTTCTAGAAAGAATCTCTTTAACAGAGAGTTCTTTTCCATACTTTTCAAATATATATGTTGAAAGTAATTTACCAAATATAATAGTGGCAGGCATCTCCAAACTAAAGTATGACACATAGAAATTATCATCATCTAAGTGTTCCATTAGTGGTCGATACACATAAGCATATAAAATGAAACTTGATTTACCTTGACCAGTACCTGAAGCCAATACTGTCATTGTTCTTTTAGTAACTCCATCTATCACAGACTCGAGTTTGGGTAAACCCATAGAATAACCTTGAGCTCTTCCTTCTCTACCTAAATCAATTTCTTGGAGTAGTGCCTCTGCTATTGTCATATTATTTGACAAACATCATCAATTCTTTCTATATTCCAATGATCTTGTTTTATAGTATCAATAGCTTCTGATTTACTATTAGCATAACACCACTCTTTATCATAATCACCACTTATAGTAGTGAATCTGACTAAGTATTTTTTCATAATAAC